AAAGTTTAATTAGCTCGGGATGCCCTGCATCGCGAAACTTGTTTGCCAGTGTGGTGTTATGAGAAGCAACCGCTTGTTTCATATACCGCACTAATACCACACGAATATGGTCCTTAAACGCTTCCGCTTGATCACGAATAGCTGGATGAGAACTTTCTCCAATGTATACGATTTTTTCCAACGCCATTTCGGCAACTTCTTCTGGGGTAAACCCTCTTCCAGATACCATCACGGCCTTGATTTCGCCTAGTAAAGCTCCTCCAGAATTTCCCATCATGGCCCCGGTGTCTCCGATTTAAGACGTTGTCTAAGCATGCCATCACGATATTCATCACGACGACGACGACCTTGCTGCTCAACTCCAAGTCCTTGTATAGATTGCTTGTACGAATTGTCAAAGTACTGAAGCATTTCCAAAGGACCTTTTGTATAACTATACGCCTGTATCAAACAGGCATAAAGCAACGCTTCAGGAGCATTATTACTCACCCACGTTGTCGTATTTGTAGACGACAACTGCGCTGGTCGGTAAATGTATCCAAGCTCTACTGAGAAATTTGCATTCGGTGTAGGTGCTACATAAAACGTGTCCTGATCCCAAACAGAATAGTACTTAGGCGTTCCTGTAGTAGCACCGTTGGGCCAAAACTCTTTCATAAACGACGTATCACGAAAATCTAAAAACAACTGCTCATTAGTAGCACTTGTCAGAATTAAATAACGATGCGTCAAAATATTGCTAGGTGTGGTTAAAAACCTATTGCTAGAAGTCATCGTACCTGTGACCTCTAACTTAAACACGTCCAAATCAATGTCGCGAAGAATACGGTTCTCGGCCATCGTAATGAACGTGTTTATTACCGGGGCAGTGAAGACATTGCTTCCAACCTCAGTGTAGTTCCTAATGTTAGTAACTAGTTCGTCGTATGTCATGTTATTAGTGTTGTTACGCTACCCACCGATCCTATCCCAAGTACTGCTGTTTGCGCAGGAAATGGATTCATGTTTGTAAGGTTCACTGTAGAAGTTGCACTACCCACACTTTGAAACGCAGAATCTCCCGGTACTCCAACAAAAACAACTACAGGTTCAATTCGGTCAGGACGCGGCTGCAATAGAGCAATTGAATCTCCACGATAATGCAGTGGGTCTAACTGCGGCTCTTTCGGCTCATAATCATCCGGACAAACTTTAAACCCTCGCCAGTTCTTTTTAAGTACATTGTATGGATATCGCTGACCACAATAGTCGCACAACCCATAGGAGTACTTACCACTAGCGAATCCCGCCACATCATGCTCCTAAATCGGGCACAAAATAGGTACTTGCAATGTCCCTATCCTCTGCCGCAGCCCTAGCAAACTCTTCCTCGTAAATTGCCTTGAGGCCCTGAGTACGCTCTGGCGCATACTTCAACGATAAGTAGTACGAAAGCCCTGCTGCTATACAGGGCAAGAATCTAAAATTAATATCCGTCGTGTTGGTATAAGCACCCGCATCTTCAATTCGACGAATGTAGTAGTACCTTAACTGATACGAACGATTTGGCGTAGGGTACAAAAACACCTTTGGTATATTTGTTCTCTGCACATAATACTGCGCGGGTTGTGCTTGCGTCGTCTTATCAGGAACATCTAAATACTGCTCTCGACTAATACGCTCAATGATGATGTCAGTGGCTGGTGTTTGATTAGTCAACCGTATCACCGCCGACAGCACGTTTACCGTATTCGTTGGCAAAGAGATTTCTGTGTCCCCTTGCACTAAACTGTACGTAGCTAATTCAATAGTCCAAAGATTTAAGCCACGGTTTGCCCACTCAAGGAACATTAAATTCAAAGAACGACGAGCAGTTGAGAGTTGTTTGCCGTTGGTCATTTGCATACCACAACGCTCAAACGCTTCCTCAACTAGTTCGTCAATCTCTAAATTAAAAACTGTTGTTCCCGAAGTAGTCATTTAGCAAGCGCCGCCCGTTATCTTCTTGCCCATAGCCATACGCTTGTGCTGATTGATAGCACCTTTTTTAGCTTCGCCACCTGCTTTGTAGCGCCCTGCTTCAGCACGTATCTTTTCTTTTCTAAGGTCTCGTGCTACGGCTTTCATGGCCTCATTGCTGAGCCTTCTGCGCATTTGTTTTTCCGATTCCTTGTCCAGCTGCTTGCCTTTTTCCGTGCCGACTATGCGTTCAAAGTCGTCACGTAATTTGTCTACGCCTTCCATGTAAACATCCTTCAGGCCTTTACCGACACCTTTAATCTTTTCAATTACGCCTTCTTCTTCGACTTCTCCACCTTCAGCCATGAACACAGGGCCGCTAGTTTTTTTGTTTGGCGTAGAAAGCATCTTGTTACGTGGGCCTGATGAAACAGCACCGCCACCCTTAGTTGCTGCACCCATTCCTCTACCAGCCATGATTATTTCCCTTTCATCAGTGCGCGGCCACCGCCGCGTGTCGCAAGGCCCATTACTTTAGCCTTACCTGTTTTCTTGACTACTGCGCAGCCTTTAGCCATAGCATTAACAGAGCCGCCTTTAGCCATGCCTAGTTTAGACCCCATCCCCTTGGATTTTGCCATCTCTAGTACTTTTCCAATGGCCCCAAACCGCTTAGAGCTTTTACCCGCTGGAGACAGTTGTGCAACTTTTACAGAAATGCCTGTTAATGGACCTACTGATTTTCCCATTGCTTTTGCAATAGGTCCTTCTTTTACTGCCTGTCCCATAGCACCTGTTTTTGCTGCTTTTCCTACTGCAGCGATAAGACCAGACATCAATCCGCCTTTTTTCATACCCTTAGCCTTAGCAGAACCGCCTTTAGAAAACATAGCTTGTTTCGTTCGTTGAACAGGCACTTCTTTAAACTTTCGATCTATTTCATCGCTTAGGTTTTTAGTAAAGATAGCCTGACGAGCCGTAGTATCGTTAACCTTCTTGTTATGTTCTGCTAGGAGTTTTGCATCGTAGGCTTTTTTTGCAGCCGGAGTCATTCCATAATTAAAGTCAAAGCCAGAAGCCTTTTTCTGAGCTAAGTCTTTTAACAATGCATCTGTCTTTTCTTTGTCTAATTGCCTACGTCCCATTGTTTGCTGACGTAATATATATCTGCGAACGGCTTCATCGGGGGAATACGCATTGTAATTATCATCGTATTCCTTCTTTTTCCCTGATTTAAGCTTTTCTACCTCGGCTTGTTTTTTTAATCGAGTTTGTGCTGCATAATTTGCAGAAAAAGTTTTCTGCTCCTCATTTAAATTAGGATTTGCAGCTCTTCGCCTATCTTGGTCCGCGAACATCTCTTCAAGATTATCAAAGTATGCTTTTTTTGTAGGCATCTCAGTCTCCTATTTACTACGGCGAGAACCGGACATCTTGGTCATCGTAACTAACGTGCCTTTAGTCTTGCCACGTATTGCGACGCCATTTATTCCCGATTTTTTAGCCTTAGTTGCCATGCCGCCTTTAGCAAACAGATTCGCTCTAGTACCCGTTGTTTTAGGCTGTAAATAACTTGGCCCTAAAGAACTTTGTTTGGTTGGTTTAGCTGTTGGTTTAACAAGTTTCTTTTGTTCCGCAGCATATGCGGCAGGATTAACCTTAGCTAAATCAACATTTAACTTTTTCGCTGCATTCATGTATGCACCGGGATTAGCTGCATATCCTTTATTTAAAGTTGATATAGCTCTGTTCTGTAAATTAGTTTGTACAGTTGCGTCCCTTACATTCGCTTTAGTTCTATCAGCTTGGAATTTATTAACATCCTTCAACGGCGTAGTCTTAAGCTTTGCTAACGCCGCAACCTGAGAAGCGGTATATGTATTTGCTGGTTTTACTGGCATGATGTTCTCCTAGTTAGGCTCGTTGTTGGATGAGCCGGTCAATTTTTTCTTCAAGCTTGTTAAAGCGCTGATCAATGTGATCCGAAATTTTGTCAATTTCTGCTTGAGTAACGTTATCACGGGCCACCTCTTCTCTCGTCTTGTTTAGGAGAATACCTAAGCGCTGTACTTCAGCCGCTTGCAGTTGTACTTTTTCAGCATTCTGCTTATAAACTATGGCAGTTAACCCCATAATTACTGAAATTAAAGTGTTCCACCCAATTAAAACAATCGTAGACGTTTCCATTACGCAGCTGCTCCACCTTCAAACAGGATAGTAATGCTTAAAATGGTTGCCCCGAGCTTAATGAAGGCACCATCTTTAAACAAAATTCCCTGATCAGGGATCACAAAGTTCTGCGAATCTGCCACAGTGGTAGTCGAAATTTTTAGAAGCAACGGATCAGTATCCGCATCTCCATCAAAAAACTCAGCCGTTGAGGGACCACCTACTCCATGCGTAAAATATATGCCTACCACGCGAGTACGACCGTTAATGGCCTGTCCGGTGGCCGCCTTGTATACCGCCGATATATTGCTGGCACTCATACGCGCCTCCTACTTAAACAGTGTTTTTTATAAGAAGCGCTTATTAAGCTGTACGAGTAAACACATATGCTGTGGCACTTGAGAACATTAACGTGAAGCGCGCCAAGCCGGTTACACCTGCAGCAACGGTTAAGTCGCCAAACGAACCCGGAGTATCCGCAGCAGCACTAGAGAGAATGCCGTTTACGGCAACTACCATAGTCACCGTGCTTGCACCAGCAGTGTTGTCAACATACAAGTCAAAAACAGTACCTCTTACAGCTCCAAGTGCTGCGCCCAACAAGGTTCCTGTAGGTAAAGTAATTGCGGTCGCTGCGGCAGAAGTAGAAGTGATGTAACCAGTAGCTACTTCGGCTGCGGTAGCGGTTGCCGTAGCGTTAATTGCAGCTGTTGTAGCATGGGTGGTGCGGCTGGTACCGGCAATATTGCCTGTAATATTGCCTGTAACGTTGCCCGTTAAGTTGCCAATAAAGCCATTGGTAGACGTGACCGGGCCGGAAAAGGTAGTAGAAGCCATTTTAATTTCCTCACATGCGAGAAACGTGGCATATCTGTCTGCATGTCGTCAGCCGGGACTGTCAGATATACCGGGGACCCCGGAATAGTGCAAATATACACGAACCACTATAAAAGAAAAAGGGGGCCGAAGCCCCCTTTTGTTTACGCTGCGCCTTCGGAACCGAAGATACCGCGCCAATCAGAGAAGCCGAACGAATAACGCTCACGCGCTTTGTAGCGCACGTTACCTGTGTCGAAGTCACCTTCAAAGGCGGTCTTGATACCTACACGCTGGAACATCTTCATGCCGTTAGGTGCATCAGTCAAAATGAAGTATGCATCTGGATCGGTCAAGTAGTGGTTCACTGTGTAACCCTGTGGAACCATGCCCATGTTACGAATCGCGTTGATATCGTTATCTGCTGTACCAACACGCAGAGTCGATTTCAAAATACGATCAGCCGTAAATTGGAGTTCTTTAGGGATTACCAGCTTCAAGCCTTGAACAGCAATCTTCAAGTTACGCTCATCAACGAACGAAGCAATGTCAATCAATGCTTGTTCCAATGCGGTCTCCGAAAGATCGGCTGCTGTTGCCAGCTTGTTTGCTTGGTTAGGGCCACCAATAATTGGATGGGCTGTTGAGCACAAAGTAGCGCCGTCACCACCGATAGAGGTAGTAAATGCACCATTCAGTACGCCTGCAGCTTTAATCTGCTTAGTGGTTGCCATTGAACGTGCCAAAGCACGTGTGTAACGAGCGGAGAGACGGTCGTACAAGTTATCTTCTACTGCTTCTTCAGTCAGAGAAAATGCCAAAGCAATCGTCTCATGAGTGTAGCGAGCAGTATAGACTTCCTGAGCGGTGTCATAGTCTACGCCAGCGCCTTCAGTTTTGGTTGGAGCCTCACCGAAGCCGGACAGCATAACTTCTTCTTCAAAAGCACGATCAGAAGACTCAATATCGTAGATTTGAGCATGTTCTTGTTCGTAACCCTTGTATTCCATGCCGAACAGAGCGTTCAGGCCGGGCTCCAACTCTTTGACTAGTTGTGCACGTGAAATTGCCATGATTTAGCTCCTATTAAGTTAGGCCAGCAACACCAATGCTGCTGTATTGATGCGCATTGATCTTTACAACCACTTGGGTGAAGTTTTCACCTAACGCATTGTTGGGCGCGTTATACAGGCCAACAATCTTTAGGACCAGAGTGTTAGTAGTCGTAATGGTGGACGAATCCAGTTCCATTGCAGAAAGACCATTAACAGTGCTGCCTGCAGTGGAGGTAACCGCTGCATTTTGACCAATATCAGCCTGAACAATGTCTTCATCAGCCTGAACTACATAAAGCTGACTAGGATCATCCAGCACTTCCGCCATAATCTGGCCTGAAGTGATGTTCACCGAACCCGGATAGTAGTTCTTCCAAGTTGGCTTGCCTGTAGTTGGATCAATGTAGTTAACACCGTTAAATACACCAACTGCAGTAGCATGAGTGCCACTGACGTATTTAACAAGAAAACCAGCTACCAAGGTGACTAAGTCGCCTTGAAAGATAGCGCCAGCCTGATTATCCTGAATAACATATCCATACTGCTTCTGACCACCTGTAGCAGATAGATTGCCAAGAGGACGCAGACCATAGGCTTTATCAACGTTTGCCATTTGTCTATTCCTTAAAAAAGTTTACTAATCAATTTTTGGACTTCCAAAAACCGTTTTAGACTGTCTAGTAGGTCGGTTAATACGCATGGAATCATGCGCATTCGACTTCATTAGATCATTGTCTACAGATTGCATTTGATCACGGGTGCGCGAGGCGTAATATGCATTTCGCTCCGCTACCGTCTCTTCTGGAATACGAGCAAGAAGCAAACTTCCCACGCCGATAATACCGGCATGTCGGTTTGTCTCATCACCGCCGTTTACGAAATCAGGATATTCATCTGCACGGACTAGTTCGTATCCTTCTCGTAGACGAGAAGAAACATTGATACGATCATCTACTCCGCCAGCTTCGGCGCGAATCCAACGGTGTTTGTATCCCGGAGGCGCAGCAGGCGCATCCAATTTGGAAGGAGGAGCCCAAGGTCTACGACGCGTAGCCATCTCGCGAGTCTCAGACTTGCGTGAACTACGATTTAAACTAGGTATGTCGATTTTGTCCATGGTCTTAATCCTTTACATATTTGGCATATTCCTCAAGCGGAACACCCAATTTTTTAGCAATGGCTACCTGACTCGGCGTAAGCCGGACAGAGCGGCGCGCATTATTTACTCCCGAAGAACGGGTTGCAGGTGCAACCGGATGCGCTGGCCGATTGACTCTGGAAGATTGTCGCGGTTTTCCTAGCTTATGCGGAAAGTACTCACTCATGCGATTATCGAGCTCATAATAATACTCATCGCTCTCCGGGTCAAACTTCTCGTTAACCACTAATTGCATGTGTACTGCCTGAACCGCATTCGTCATCACAGGATCAACGCCGTACCACTCATTTTTCTCCGCCCACTCCTCTGCTCGAGGGTCTGGCGCACGTGGTCGTTGTTGCGTTTGCTGCGGCTGTTCTTGCTGCCTCTGTTGCTGGGCAACGTAAGCCTGCGTTTGTTGCTGGCGTTGGGCAGAAGCTGCAGCAATCTGACGCTGATCCAGCATGATAGAGGTCAAACGCTCTTGCGCCTCAGTCTCAGTGTCAAAGTCGCCTTCTTCCCTTGCTTGTCTGATAACCGCCTTCAGCGCAGCAGCTTGAGTCTCTACACGACCTCTGGCCTCAGTCAAACGCTCCGTATCGGTTACATGAAAACGTCTTTCCAGCTCTTGAGCCTTCTGTTGAACGCTCTTTGCGTAATCTAACGCAGCCGTTTCACGACGCTCCGTCTCCCGCAAACGAGCAGTAAGCTTGTCTATGCGCTTTTTGACCGAATCGTTGTACTTATCCAGTTCGACCGACTGTTTATTGCCCTCTACCCTTACCTCTGGTGCTTCTTCTACGCCCGTTACCTCGGCATTTGAACCATCTTCGTTCATTTCTACCGTAGTAGCTTCTTCATTGTCACCAATATCAAATTCAAGTTGTTCTGTTGACATTTTCCCTCCCTAGTACATGTGTAGGATGTCTTTTGGATCACTTACCGTGCCCAAAATCTCATCATCGTTAAGAAGCCTTATCTCGCCACCATCAATAGGGATACGAGAACCTGCATAACGGCCAAAAATGACCCAATCACCTTCCTTGCACCATGGACCGTTAGGAAATTTGCTCTGATCCATGTAAGCCAAGTCGCCCATGCGCAACACATAGCCACACGTCGTAGCTAACTGCGTCTTTTTCTGGGTTTCTTCTGCTAATTCAATACCGCCTCTAGAGCGTTTAGCTCCGCGATAGGGCAAAAGGGCAATCCGCCAGCCCGTTGGGGTCGGCAAGTGAGCCATGATGTTTTTTTCTAAGTTCTCAACATCAATATTTCCGTCTTCCGTAAATGCATTTTCAATAGAGGACAAGTTCTCCTCTTGTTCTTGCCATTTACGTTGTAATGCAGTTAGGTTTTCTTCCGCTACAGCTTCCATTAGTCCTCCTTTGGGTTAATCATCAGCAAAATGTTTGTTTGCCAACTCCTTGACAGCGTCAACTGCCAATTTCAAACCCTCCAAACGGCCCATTAGGAACTTGTAACGTTCCATATCTGGAATGCTCCCAGACAACACATGACCCATTGTGTCTTCTTGCAAAGTCTTCAGCTCTTTTAAGAGCGACTCTGTAAAAGTAAGCATGGTTATTTCCCATGAGAAGCAGACGGTATAAAGCCACCGTCAGGAGGGCTTAAAAATCAATAAATCTTAACTTTGTTAAAGGCATCTTTACGGTAAACCTCGCGCACAGGACCCATCACGCCACCTTTTTTCATAGGCTTTGTTTTCCCCGCACTCTCGTAAGCAATTGCCGCAGCCTGCTTAACAGCGGCTTTCTTGCTTTTAGGCGCACTTGTACCAATCTTTCCTGTCTTCTTAAACTTTCCGACCATCTCGCCAATGTTGGAGCTAATGGTCATCTTGCTTTTACCTTTTTTAAGTGGCATTTGAGCCTCCGGGTGCCTTAGGCGGTTGTGAGAAACGCTCACGCGTAACGGTTGCCCGTAACTGTGCAATATCTTCCTGAGACTGAACACGTTCTTGATTAGCCATACGCTGTTGACGCATCTTTTCGGCATCTAACTGCAAGCGCTTATCATCCATTTGTAAACGTGCTTGATCTATCTGACCACGTTGCTGAATCTCTGTTTCTTTCAACGTTATCAACGGATCGGGACCGCCTCCCGTTAACTGCCCTTGTGTGTCCCGCAGCTTTAATAACCCTTGAGCTACAGCAACCGCTATCATGCCTTCACGCTGGATGTCTGACACCATCCTGTCTGGATCAGAGCCGTATTGTTTGTACAGCTCTGCTGCTACATCCTCTTCTGCCTGCATGTGCACGTGGTGCAGTACATGCTTTTGAAGCAGAATCGCTGCCTGTGGATTTGCCTGTACAGTAGGTGCCATGCCCATAATCAAATGGGACAAGATATGTGCGTCATGCTGCTGACCTGCAAACACCTTTAACTCCATCATGTCCATCACATCCGCATTTTCCTGCGCAGGGTCTTTAGGCATCTGGTTAGCTTGTGGCCGCAGAATACCATCAATGTCCCTTATGTTCATTGCGGCATACACGCGATAATACGCTTCGTACATGTTGTGCATCTGCGGCGCACTCTGTGCCAACTGCAACTGTGTTTGCGCTAACGTAATGCGCTGTGCAGCTGAAAATATGTTGGGGTCCGCAACAGGCAACACGGCAACCATGTTGTCGAAGTCTGCCTTCTTGATCTTGCGCGACGCTCCGGGGACATCATACGGATATTCGTCCGGCAAGAACTCACCAAAGCCTTGCGCGAGTAACTGGAACTCCAGTTTCTGCGCGTAGTGCATCCGCTTGTGAATCGCGGACATGACTGCAGAGCCTTTTTCCAGCAATGCAATGGTTGTACCCACTGCCGCCATCTGATTGCCTTCGCCCACCTGCATGTCTGCAATGCTTGCCAAGCGCCGACCCGCTTCAACCAAGAAGCCCAACAACGAAAACAGCGTTTGACTTGGCTCTTTGTACGGCAATGGCAGTAATGACGCTGAAAGTTCCGCGCCACCCGCATCGATATCGCGCCATTCACCCGGCTGGATTGGATTATCCGTGTCCGCGATCCGCGCGCCTTTGGCTTTGAAGCCTGCAGGCAAGTTTGACAGCGTTCCCGCGTCCAACAACTGACGCATTGCAGAGGTAGCCGCTTTCGTTAAGCCACCAATCAAGTGAATCAAGCCTAAACCATACGCGCCCATGCCTTGGACAAACACGTAATGCACGTAATAGTTTGTCTTACTCTTCTTTTCATCGCCTTCTTTCCAGTTGCGACGAATTCCTACCACCTGACCACTGGTTTGGTCTACCGTAATGACGTATGGATGGCAAATTCCTGTGGGCTCGTTGTCTTCGTCAACATCTTCAAAGCCCTGCAAGTCCCAATCCACCGTAAATTCAAGCAAAAATACTTCTTCGTCCTGCTCAGAAGGGTTTAAACCCGTCTGTTTATTAGTTGCGTCTTGAATTTGATCCGCGTCAGGCGGAGAACGCTCACCCTGAATGTCAAAATCAAGGTATTCGCCATCTGCTACACGCTTTCTAAACTCATTAATTGGCATCGCAACAGCGTGTGTGATGCGATTACACTGCGACATGACGGATGAGCCGTTATACGGAATAAAAAGACTGTCAGGAAGTACTAATCGACTGACCATTCTTTGCAATTGACGGTCGTAATAGACCTTCTTGAACGCCGATCCACCGTAGCCAAGGTAGAAAAGCATCTGATCGAACTCCGGTGTGTACTCTTCCATCACCGTTGTGATCTGGTAATTCATAAAGTCCTGCACGCGCGAGGCTTGCTGTACCTTGTCCAGCGTTTCTTTGCCTACAATCTGTGTACGAACAGGGCCACCGGCAGGCAAAAGTTCTTTTAACGCCTGTGCTTGGAACTGCACAACGCCTTCCATTAGCAAAGGATGCGCAGCACCCGCTGCGCCACGGAAGGGTTTTGTGCGCTCTTCAATCTTCATGCCTAACAGATCAAGGCCCTTGGCATACATCTGCTCCCAATCTTCTCTGGAAGACTTGTCCGCCTCGAACAATGCCATCAACTCACGTGAGATACGGCTGCGCTCGTCCTCTTCTACCAACTCCGCTAGGTTGGCATAGAAGTCCACTTCCATATCATCGTCGCCAATCTCAACCGTAGCACCACCGTCGTCTTCGAGAAATACCTCAACGTCCGGCATGTCTTCCATCTCCAGTTCAACACTGGTCCTTGGTGCTTCGTTAACGATTTTATCTACTGGCATTGTTATTCCCCGTCTTTATTCTTGTACAGTTTATACTCGTCGTATAAGTTAGACCAATCTAAGCTTATTTGGTCATCTGATGGAATATCTTCCCCCGCCCTTGTTCTGTAATACTTTTCAAAAGTATGCACTTTAGTAGGTCTTAACTTATCAAATAATTCAAAAATAATTTTCTTTTCTGCCGTTGAAGGTTCGCTGTTAAAGACGCTTTTGACTTGATGAATCTTATACTCGTCATTTTTAAAACTAGTTTCAACCGTAACAGAAGGTATTCCTTTGTCGTTTCGTAAAGAAAATACACGGGCAGTTCCCTTCTTAAACGCCTCTTTGCCGCCTTGTCCATAATCTAGTTTTGTTTTGTAGTCCCCTACTGAATGACCCATTGCTGCACCTTCTAACTCTACTGCATTAGGTGTTACAACTCTTACCCATTCCGATTTATCATTTACGTTATACAAAGGTTCCGTCCCCTCCATGTAAGTTTTCTTAGGCAACGGTTTTCCTTTTCTTGCCTGAGCAACTACTAGTTGCCAATCTTTTTCAAACTTTAAATTCTTTTCCCCTCTAATTACGGCCTCCGGAAAGCTCATGTTTTTTAATTCTTTTACCGGAATTGTCATAATCCCTTCTGCTACGTTAGGCGGAGTTAAAAACCCTGTCATAGGAGGATTACTTAGGTCATAAATAGGTTCTTCATTTTTAAGAGCATATTGCAACGATTTATCAATATCTCCCTGCCCTTGTCTATAGCTTAGTATTTGTTTAACGGGGTCTGGCGTGTAGTTAAGTGATAGGTCTGATGGTTTATACAGCTGTACACCCGGAATATTTATGTGATCGGGCAAAACACCTTGCTCTAGCATTTTTTCTTTTACTTTGCCGGTTACGCTGTCTCTTACCGTCATCCGATTAAGCGCCTCGTCTGTTCCCGAAAACGCAAAAGGAGACATTCCTGTTTTTCTGTCATAGAGGCTTTCTAAATCCATTCGCGCATCAACAGCATCTTGATTTAATATTCCTCCCGGAGCGCTGTCGTCACGCGCTGCTTTAAGGGCGTATTCCCGAAAATACGTTTTGTCTGGCTCATACAAAGGAAGACGGCCCTCCATTAGCGCTGTACGCAACGTATCGTCCGCCGTACCGTATTCAGATGTTAAGTACTTACGGCCTTTTTTGCGAATAAACTCCGCAACGTCTTCCATGTCTTTCCCAGCTATAGTTTCCGCTCCCTGCGTACGTGGTAGCCGTTTAACCACCCCCTCTAAGTATTGATCTATTCCAGAGTTTGATCCTTCTGAAAAAAACGTTCCACCCTCCGGTTTGACCGCATACATAGGCTGCGCTGCTGGAGCGTACTTCATCGCTTTCTCAGCAACTACTGGCCCTAACTCCTTCAATGCTTTTTTGCCCGCCTTCTTTGCTCCTTGGGCCACGATCTGTGCGCCTTCGTTCACGGCTTTTGCCGCACCCGGAGTAACAAACCCTGCCGCACCCATCAACGCTTCTTTTGAGTCTGGATTAAGATACCTAACAACGCCCTTGCCCTGTGTTGTTGGCATGCCCTGCGCAATATTCTCTGCCGTCTTGCCTATCGCAGTACGACCAAACAACTTGTCCGCAATCCAATCCATCGCCACTCCAGCATCCGCACCCACGTCCGTCTTGGTGATGTCTTCTCTTGGGTTGCGACGAGCTGCTGGCTTGCGTTCTTCTGTCTGCATGAATCTCGCGACTTTCCCAATCAACGGCAACTCCGTTGACTCCAGCGACCTTGCCTCGCCTGTCGCATACAGTTGTTCGTTCAATGGGAACTCTTGCGACGTGGGGGACGACGAAGCAACCGCTTCACCGCCCCCCGCGAACTTTTTTAGCATGGCCTTGGACTTAGAATCCATGCCTTGATCCTTGGACCGCGACTGACGTTCCACCATCCGCGCTACGGGGTTACTCATCTCCCCCTCTGGCGGTGAGCCCTTCGCTCGACCCGGAATCTTATTGATGTACATGTCAATGTCTCTATCAATTAATCCGCGCTTGTCGTTTTCTTTAGTAATTTTGTCGCGAAGCGCATCAGCGTAATAGCCAACACCTGTCTTGTCTGCAAAATTAGCTATGGCATTTTCTAATTCCAAAACGTTTTTATCAATAGCAGTAAACTGACCTTTAAACGCGTCACGAACATTGTCATCCGTAGTCTTCGCAGTTATCGTTAACTTAGGCGTGGCATACGCGCCGTAGTTCTTATTGATAAAGTTCAACGAAGTGTTTGCGCTATCTCTCATCAAAGTTGCTTGAGTTAGCTCCTGCTTCTGTGGGGTTACTACGTCATTAAAGAAGTTTTTCGTGACGTCTGCGTCTTTACCATACAGCCCGACCAACTGACCATACGTTGCATTAGCCGCTACATAATCCTGATTCTGTCGCGTAATTAGGGGATTAAAGGCGTTCGGCTTCGAGTAATCCGCATCGGGCAAATCCATGCCCGCAAAGCCCGTGATCTTCTGCGCCGCCATCTGTTTGCCCAAGATCAAATCACGCATCGGATCAGGTTGCGCCTGATCAATAGCGGATTGCCGCGCACCACGGGCTTGATCTAATCGAGAGTTCTCTGTATCCAGCAACTGATTCAGTTTTGATGAATAACCGCCCAAGCCCATCGCATCCGCTTTGTCTCTAGCGGCAATTAAATTAGCTACGTTAGTCTCATACGTTTTGATGGGTTGCGCAAACGCAGCAGTTGTCTGCGCTTCGTTACGTATCTCTGCTAATTTCACGGACGCTGGACTAAAGTCCTTGTACGCTGCAGCACCACTGATCGTGCCGTACAGATTTGCTTTGCCCACGCCGGAGACTAACGCGTTGATATCGTCAAATTCTTTTTTCTGTGGTCTTACCACAGTCTCCAAATAGTTCTGCGCTATCTTTGAATCTACGCCATATATCTTAGTCAGCTCACCGTACAACGAATTTGCGATGTCAGATTCTTTTTGCTGCTTTTGAAATTCAAGGGTAAACGGATCAGCCTTAGTCTCTGGTGTAAAACCAATACCGCCTAAATCAAGGCCAGAGTATCCAGTAATACCTTTATTCTTAAACCAATCCCCCTCACGCCTAGTCTGATACTCAATAGGCCTTTCATACGCCCCGCCTGCACCCGTAAAATACCCTGAGGCAGTCGCTAAATCCTGCTTTGCCCTAAGAACATCTTTGTCTTGTTCTACTAGGATTTCATTTAACTGCTTTGCTAAATCCCAATCGCCAACAGCTACCGCATTGTTGTACTCTGTGCGAACAAGGTCTGCCTCGCCTTGCTGTTTCTTTTGAACAAGACCAAACATATCCGTTACTTGGGCCTTGGTCCCCGATATGTTCTCTGGATCAAAGTTTGAATAGGTAGTGTATGTGTAGCCGCCCGGAGTTTTAGTCACTGCAGGAGGCGTGTAGCCACCGGTCGTAGTACCGTCGCCCGTGGTTATTTTACTTTTATCAATCCCGTCCGGACCCAAATAGGCGGCAAAGTCTTTTGGCCTGTCAAACGATACAATAGTAGGCTCTGATCTAGTAGTCGCGTCCCCCGTCGTCTTAGTACCGTAACTGGTTAGGATGTCAGAAGGTGCTAGATTAATCTGCTGTGCTGGTAAATCCTTTAACTCCTTCAACGCAGGCATTGCTAACGTAGGAAGCGCTGCTGTTGAAAACTCAGGAATAACTTGTGTTGTCGAAGCGAACGTAGGGATACTGGCTAACTTATCCGCTGCACTTAACGTAGTTGCAGACTCTGGTTTGATTACAGAAAGGTCACCCGTAGTTGGGGCAGCTTGCGGTTGTTGTAACGTAGTTAACGCCGTCGGCAAGACAGGTGTTTTGATCGTGTCGGTAACGGCTATGTTTGAGGGAGCCGCCGCGCCAACCGCAGGCTGATTAATTATCGGATTGGTATAGGCATTAGCCGCCGCTATTCTTTTCTGAAGATCGTCAAATAACGGGTCGCCCGTTACCTCACCGCCCTCTGCAAACTCCTGAACTTGCTCGCCGTCATCTATCGGAGCGTATGCGCCATACTTTATAAAGTCCTGAAGCATGGTCGAAGAAGTGTCTCCGCCCGTAGACGCAAGATCGTCAACTGTCTGTTCGTTGTTCATAACAAACCCTTAAAAAGATTACGCAAGATTGTAGGGCTAATAGTACTCATGCACAAGCGCATCACTGGGCGTATCCTCGTCGTCATCATCAGCCAAACTGATGAAGTTACCCGACCTAAACCGCATCATCGCCTGTGTTGTTGAATCGACCATGTCGTCGTTGTCCCCGTTGGGAAAGGCCGCGCATTCCTCTACAAGCTCCTCGGCCCAATCCGTCTCTGGCACCCAAACCATACCACTTTCAAATAACGGCGCAACGGAGTGCGCACGACTTACTTTATCCTGCCCCGCCCGCCTGCCGCCGGGGTTGTACATCGTCACAGGAATTCCCATTCTACGTAACTCCTGCTGCAGAGTCACGCCTGTGGCCTTCGCCTCAATCAATATGTTGTCCGGCTTCCAATAATCATGCTGTGCCTTGGCAATACGCTTTAACTCCGGAAAGTCCCAACGGCCCCGCTTTACGTCCAACAAGACAATATTAGGGCCAGAGTCCTGATCCGGCACAAACACTCCCCACGTCGTAATCACCGAAAAGTCAGCCGTCTCTTTCTTGGAATACGCCGTGTCGTAACTCTGGATCAAGTAGTCACACTGTGGTGGATCGTCATGCGGCCATATCCGCCACCACTCCCGCTTTAATATTGCACCCTCTTCCGATGTTGGCTGCTGCTGCCACTGCGCCTGCCACTTACGCAAGCCAATAGACATTTTGACCTTCTCTAACTCCTCAAGCTTCCAATACTCCGGCCACAAAGGTTTGTTATTGGGCAAGATGGCAGGGAACTCCAACAGCTCCCACTGGTCCGTTTTCAACTGCCCTTGCTGTTTGAGTAAGCGCCCACTTAGGTCATCTGTTCGCCACCGCGTGTTAATCACAATGATTGAGCCGTTCGGCTGCAAACGCTGACGAGGACCTGACGTGTACCAATCCCACGTGTTCTCCATCGCGGTGTCCGACATCGCGTCTTGTTCATCCAAAATATCATCAAGGATCACGACGTTACCACCACGGCCCGTCATCGCACCGCCCTTGCCGATGAAGAACGCCTCACCGCCTTGGCTCGTGTCCCATCGGCCCGCAGCCTTACTGTCCGCTGACAACGCCATCTCAGGGAATAGCTCCTTGTACCGCTCTTCCGATACGAGGTTACGGATCATCCTGCCGAAACGCTGGGCTAGTTCTGCGGTGTGGGAGCCAACAATAAGCTTAGATTGAGGCATCTTGCCCATTAGATAAGCGGGGAACAAGTAGCTACCCATCTGGCTCTTGCCATGACGAGGGGGCATCGCGATCATCAAGCGTTTGCACTCGCCAGACACAACGCGGTCTAGCGCCTTAGCGATCCTACGGTGGTGCTCCCCGACAATCATTTCGGGCCACACGTACCGACAAAAGTCTAGGAAGGTGCTCGTTGCGCGCTCCTGTGCTTGAAGCTGCGCGAGCCGATACTCAAGCTTTAAGCGCTCTGATTCTACGTCGCTTGTAGGAGTCATAGGTTTCAGATTTTTATAAAAATTTTTATCAAATTGCGTTTTATACGAAAGGGGGCCTATTTGCAAGAAGTGTTTCACGTGGAACATGCCAAACTAGAAACTAGGGGCTAAACACTTTTATTTACATATCGTATGGCAAAAATCGGGCTATGGCATGCGCAGCTTGAGCTGGGGGCCGAAAAACCGGCCCCGCCTCGGAGTGAGTGCTCACTATCGCCAAATCACGCACAGGTACCCTTTGTTAGTAAGCGCTCACTGCGCCCACGGCCCGCGAACCATGGCCCACGGCCTGCAGTGTATGCGTTGCGCGCCACATACCACGGCCAGCGGATCACACACACCGATTAACGGAGCACGGCCCACGGCCAGCGGCCAGCGGATCACGGCCAGCGGATCACGGCCAGCGGATCACGGCCAGCGG